GTTCCCATCACCTCCATCCGCTTCTGGCATCTGGACGCTGAAGAAGCAAAAGCGCGGTCAGCAGGGCGCGAATTGGCCATCCCTGCAGGTTCTCGTTGACTACCTTGTTATTGCTGGTGGCGGTGGTGGCGGTGCTGGTGGCAACGCTTCTGGAGCCGGTGGTGGTGGTGCAGGTGGTTATAGAACAGCATCAAGTTTTTCAGTATTTACTGGCTCCGCTATCACTGTCACGGTAGGTGCTGGTGGAGCAGGTGCCCCCGGCGTAACGGGCTCAGTAGGGTCAAGCGGCGGCAATTCAGTATTTTCAACAATTACTTCCAATGGCGGTGGTGGTGGAGCAAGCGAAGGCCCAACGGCACCAAACTACTCAAACGCTGGGGTGTCAGGCGGCTCAGGTGGCGGGGGTACAGGTCGAGTAAGCAGCCCCGGTGGGGCAGGCAATACGCCTTCTACATCTCCGTCTCAAGGAAATGCTGGTGGGGCCGGTAGTAGTGGCTCAGGGAACCCCGGAGGTGGCGGTGGCGGTGCGGGTGCGGTTGGTGCGGATGGAGCCGCCAGCACTGTAGCGGCAGGCGGTGCGGGCACCGCTTCTTCAATAACGGGCACATCTGTAACCCGTGCCGGTGGCGGTGGTGGTGGTTCTTACAACATAGGTGGTGGTGCGGGAGGTTCTGGTGGTGGTGGAGCGGGAGGCGCGTCAAACTCGCAAGGAACCGCAGGTACAGCCAATACTGGCGGTGGCGGCGGCGGTTCTAGCGGTCCTTCTACTGGCAACATTGGCGGCAACGGCGGCTCCGGCGTAGTCATCATCTCGGCACCAGTTGCAGCAGCATCCACCACGGGCTCTCCCACGGTCACCAACTCTGGTGGACGCACCATCTACCAGTTCAACGCCTCTGGCACGATAACTTTCTGAGGTAACACATGGCTCACTTTGCAGAGATCGGACTGAACAACACGGTGATCCGCGTGATCGTGGTTCACAACAACGAACTGCTCGATGAGAACGGTGTCGAGCAAGAAAGCAAGGGCGCTGAGTTCTGCCGCAACCTGTTCGGCGGCACTTGGTTGCAGACCAGCTACAACGGCAACAAGCGGAAGAACTATGCGGGCGCAGGCTTCACCTACGACAGCCAGCGCGATGCGTTCATCCCGCCGAAGCCGTTTCCTTCGTGGGTGCTCGACGAGGCCACCTGTCGCTGGGATGCGCCCGTGCCGTACCCGACTGATGTTGGTACGCCCGAGGCTCCCAAGCGATACTCATGGAGTGAGGAACAGCAGTCCTGGGTTGTGGCTTGACGCTGCGCCTTGAGTATCACATTGATGTGAAGGAAGTCTGAACATGGGTGCCGATTCGTACAGCGAGGACCTTCGCCGACTGGAGTCGAAAGTGGACAAGCTCACCGATGCAGTGCAGAGGCTGATCCTGATCGAAGAACGGCAGAGCTCGCAGGGCGAGCGAATCGGCAAGTGCGAGGCCAACATCGCGGTGCATGACCAGGCGATCCACAAGACCGACCGCAAGGTAGATCAGTGGGTCAACCGTGGCATCGGGGTGTGGGCTGCGGCGGCGGTGCTGTTCACGCTGGTGCAGTTTGGATCGAGGTGGATCAAATGATCGAGTCCCTACTTGGCGGCGTGTTCGGCGGCGTGCTCCGCCTGGCGCCCGAGCTGTTCAAGCTCTTCGACAAGAAGAACGAACGCGCGCACGAGCTGCGCATGGTCGAGGCGGAGATGGAGTTCGCCAAGGTGCGCGGCGAGATCGCCATGCGCCAGGCCGATGTTCAGCTCCAGACCGCTGAGCTAGACGCCATGACGCAGGCGTTCAAGGAGCAGTCTGCGACGGCCAAGAATGCCGGCTGGTTTGTCTCCGCCATCTCGGCGCTAGTGCGGCCCACCGTGACCTATCTGTTCCTGGCGCTGTACGCTGCCGTGAAGGTGGCGGCCTACCTCATCGCTATTGAGCAGGGCGGCAACTGGAAGGACGTGCTGACCTCGATGTGGGGCAGCGACGACCTGGCCGTCTTCAACATGATCATCAGCTTCTGGTTCGTCGGCCGTGTCTACGAGCGCAGTCGATGAGGCCGTCGAGGTGGCTGCCGCCCTGTGCCGGCCGTTCGAGGGGCTGAGGCTTCAGCCCTACATCTGCCCGGCCGGCTACCCCACCATCGGCTACGGGACAGTCTGGAAGCCTGACGGCAGCAAGGTGACGATGGAGCACCCGCCGATCAGCAAGGAGACCGCTGAGGCGTGGCTGATGCATGAGTTGAGGCACAACTACCTGGCTGGTGTTTTGAAGGCCTCTCCGGCCCTCCTGGTGCGTCCGCGGGCCCTTGGCGCTCTGACGGACTTCGCCTACAACCTCGGCGTGGCCAGATACCGGGCCAGCACGCTGCGCAAGCGGGTGGATGCTGGCGACTGGGAAGACGCCAAGGAGCAGCTCATGCTCTGGACCAGGGGCGGTGGCAAGGTTCTTCCTGGGTTGGTCCGGCGCCGTCAGGCCGAGGCTGCCCTGATGTAGCACGGGGGGGTATCACAATGCTGTCTTTCCCCATACAATCTCCCGCGGGTCACTGCGTCTGCGGTGATCGCACTGGCTCGCATCGGCGGGCCATTTTCGTTTGAGGGATTCTCATGGCAACCACGGTCACCAACAATCCGTTCGATACCCAACAGCCTTCTGGTGGGTCAGGAATCGTTGCTGGCGCCATGGGCAACTCCACCTCAGGGCAGTCTGCTGCAACGACGCCCACCGCCGCGGCCGCCGCCCCCATGACGCAGGCCGCCCAGTTTCAGGTGCAGCAGCGCCAGGTCGACCGCCAGACCGAGACCGCGGCAGGGCAGGTGGAGTCGCTGCTGGCCAAGGACAACCCGTTGATGCAACGGGCCCGCACGCTGGCGCTGCAGAACATGAACCAGCGCGGGCTGGTCAACAGCTCCATGGCGCAGGGCGCCGGCGTCGCGGCGATGATCGACCGCATCACGCCGCTGGCTCAGCAGGACGCGCAGACCTACAGCAACCAGGCCATGGCGAACCAGAAGTTCGTCAACGAGGGCGGCATGTTCAATGCCGGCGAGCAGAACAAGTTCGGCCTGCAGCTTGGCGAGCAGACTGAGGCAGAGAGGGCCAGGCAGTTCCAGACCGGCGAGCGGATCGGCACGCAGGTCTTCACGTCCGAGCAGAACGTGGCGACGCAGAACTTCCAGGCCGCACAGGCTGCGCTCGACCGGGCTCAGCAGACGGCGATGGCCGACAAGTCCATCGAGGCCCAGCAGGCGCTGCAGACGGCGCAGCAGAACTTCCAAAGCGCTCAGAACGAGCTGGACCGGGTCAACCAGAAGACCCTGCAGGAAAGCCAGCAGCGGTTCACTGCCGAGCAGTCGTCCCTCGAGCGTGCGCAGCAGGAGAAAATCCTGGCTGCCCAGCAGATGTTCCAGTCGGCACAGTCCAACCTCGACCGTGCTCAGCAGATTGTTCTGGCCGACAAGTCAATCCAGGCGCAGAAGAATCTGCAGGACGCGCAGCAGCAGTTCCAGGCGGCACAGGCCACCCTTGACCGCGAGCAGCAGAAGCTGCTGCAGACCGCTCAGCAGCAGTTCCAGGCTGCGCAGGGCGAGCTCGACCGTGCCACCCAGGTGGCGCTGGCAGACAAGAGCATCGCGGCCCAGGCTGCGCAGGCCGAGGCGACGCGCAACTTCACTGCGGCCCAGTCAGCCCTGGACCGGGCGCAGCAGGTCACGCTGCAGGAGAGCTCGCAGAAGTTCACCGCCGGCCAGAATACCCTGCAGATCGCTGCTCAGAAAGAGCTGGCAACTGCGCAGCAAGCGTTTCAAACAGCTCAGAACGAGCTCGACCGTGCTCAGCAGCTCACCCTCACTGACAAGAGCATTGAGGCAAACAAGGCGCTGGAGACGGCAAGGCAGACCTTCCAGGCCGCGCAGGGTGAGCTGGATCGCGCGCAGCAGCGCGAACTTCAGAGTCAGCAGCAGACGTTCACGAGCGGAGAGAACGTCGCCAATCGCACTTTTGAACAGTCTCAGAGACAGCTTGATCGCGACCAGCAATCATCTCTTGCGAGCGCTGCGCAGACCTTCCAGGCTACGCAGAACGAGAAAGATCGCGCGCAACAGATCATGTTGGCGGACAAGAACATCACCGCCAACCAAGCACTTGAGACGGCGCGGCAAGAGTTCCAGCGCGGCGAGGGCATCATCAATCGCCAGTTCCAGGGTGAGCAATCTAAACTTGATCGCGACCAGCAGACAGCGCTGCAGGCCGCGCAGCAAACCTTCCAGGGCACGCAGGCTGAGAAGGATCGAGCCACGCAGATCATGCTGGCTGACAAGAACATCACGGCGCAGCAGGCCTTGGAGAAGGCGCGCCAAGAATTTCAGAGTGGTGAAAACACTGCTGATCGGACGCAGCAGCGAGCGCTGCAGGCCGAGCAACAGGCCTTCCAGCGCGAGCAGGCGATCGAAGACCGCAAACAGCAAATCATGCTTGCGGACAAATCGATTGATGCGAACAAAGCGTTGGAGATTGCTCGGCAGTCATTCCAGGGCGAGCAAGCTGGCCTGGATCGCAAGCAGGCCACGGACCTTGCTCAGGCCAACCGCACATTCCAGGCTGAGCAGGGCGTGCTCGATCGCGCCCAGCAGCTCATGCTTGCGGACAAAAGCATCGACGCCAACAAGGCCTTGGAGATTGCACGTCAGGAGTTCCAGCGTGGAGAGAACATCGCTGACAGAACTCAGCAGACAAACCTACAGACCAACCAGCAGACGTTCCAGCGCGAGCAGGCCATTGAGGATCGCAAGCAGCAGATCATGCTTGCGGACAAAAGCATCGACGCCAACAAGGCCTTGGAGATTGCACGTCAGGAGTTCCAGCGTGGAGAGAACATCGCTGACAGAACTCAGCAGACAAAC